GTCTAATAACGTTTTCACGGGCCTAGGAACTGGAGTTTTATCTCCTGGAGGCTTTGGGGTTTGCCCGCCAGAACCTTCTGCTTCAGTTTGATACCCCTCCGATTCGGAGGAAATAACTATATCAAACTCATCTAACTCGAACAATCCCGCGTCAGGTTCCACACGTGAACCTGAAGCTAAGGATGCATTGTCCCCTTGCTCTCTACCCGAATGTTCATCCAAGTAGTCATCAGGGGGCAACCATAAGTTCTCACACCACTCCCAAGTAGGCCAATCTTCTTTAAGATCGCTTATAAACGAGTTATCGTGGAACACCGATGACTCCGTTTCATCACCAAACTCTTCATCCTCATCTGTCAGAGGATGGATCCCGCGTCTGATGGAAGAATCCCATACAGCTTTGGCACGATGTGAAAATGTGGGGTACAAATATCCCCCCATTACTTGGAGAGACCTAAGTTTCTCCAAAGCACACCGGGCCCTGATGTTTCCAGTTTTATAACTTTTCTTGTACTTTGTCGCCGATAGTAGTAATCTGAATAAATCGGGCTTAGGAACATAATGCGATCGCATGGCTCCTTGTCTTTTTGTCAGTTTTTGCCCAAGGAAGACAAACTCGTAGTCATCCTGATCAGGCTCAAACAAGTACGTATCCAAGGTTCCATCCTTGAATATAAGGCCAAACTTTTTCTTGACCTCACCTTTTATGGCCAGAAGCCACTGCACCAATTTCCCCTTGCTATCAATGTCATCCATCTCCTCCTCGAACCGTTCTTTGAGGTACCCGCACACTACTGCGGAAGCTACTTCATCAAACTTAGTGGTTCCAGGAATCCCACTAGCCAAACCATGTTTGAACTCCATAGTTGTGGCTTCATCAATCACTACCACTCGTTGGAAGGCCCTTTTGCAATTAAGCTTCAACGCAGCCTCCCAAGTTTTGTCCATATTCTTGAACGCTTTCCTCCATATCTGATAAGCAACGAGCCCAAAATCACTCGTCAAAGACATATCCATATGAGAAAAGTCTGGTGTCAAAATGTACACCATCCCATTGGTTAAAACAGCAACCCACAGCTGATCGTCACCGTAAAACGCGACATGTAATCCGGGACCTTTCCTGATTTGGGCTAAGATCCAAGCATATAATCTATCGCCCCCACCATAGTTCCAACTAAACCTAACGGCTGAACCACTATTGCCCTGAGGGTGGTCAGCAAAATTTACGCCCTTCAAACCCGTTTGAAGTGCGCTGTATATCAATCTTTCGTGCAGTGGGAAAACAAAATAGGGCCTAATTTTCTCCTCCAACTTAGACACCTCATAGATGTCTTGCTTGTTCTTCAACAAAACTGCAAACAGGCTAGGTCGTTCCTGTGCTAATTTTGCGAAGGTTCCTGTCGCAATGGCATTGAGCACTTCTGTGCCGTTATCTAATGCCATTTGAAAAACTCCCGCTTCTTTGATAGGAGCATAGTAAGGTACTCCTGCTCCACTATTCCTATTGAATTTCACAATAGGTTGGACTGTCCTCAGCGTGTCCACCAACGATAACGAACCGTAATCAAACTCA